ACAAAGTCCTGAATTGGTAGAGACTATCGAATTGATAAAAGAAAAACTTGGAGTAAATGATACTGATATAATCGTAAAAAGTAATAAAAGGTTAGTAGTTAAGACAGATGAAAATAGATTAGAGTTTTTAAGAAAATTAACAGAAGCATTAAATGGAGAACATATAGACGATCCAGGTAAAGGTTCATCTGTCGGATATGTACAATTAGAGAATGGCATTATTATATTAGTTAAGCCAAAAAATCTTTCTAATAGAGGAATTCAAAATGAATACGTTATAGCTAATATAATTAATGATTTATATCAAGCAATTGGACAACCTTTAAATATAAGGTTTGTCGACTCTAGAGGTAAGACGTTCGAATGTTTTAATGTTACGTCAGCTAGCCACGCAGGTAAAGTTACTAAAGATAGAAAGAAAGCAGATATAATAATACATGGAGACGTCGATTATCCAGTATCTCTTAAGACTACTAACGCAGAATTTTGGGAATCAAGTGATACTTATATGGGACCAAAAGCTAAAGAAATTATAGATGAACTAGTTGAAACGGGAGAATTGGAATTAATAGAAATTAAACCAGGTATTTATAAACCAAGTAAAGCTATAGTATTTAAAGCGAATGAAGCTGAAGCTAGAGATGTTATATTTGGAAATGACATTCTACCTAATGGAGCAGTTATTATAAATGATTTTGTAGATAGTAAGAAGATAGAATATTTAGACGATGGTACAGTGGTTATTCCAGTAAAATATATTATAACATCGCTAAATGACGTCCCTGAAGAATATGAACCTTGGTTTATAATAACACACAGTTCTTCAAGAAATTCAAGAGTAATAGGTATAAGAGGTATAAGGGTACAAGCTGCTTATAAGAAACGTGCTAAACCTGATAAAGGTAATAAGATAGTTTACAGAAACTAAAAGATATGTTATAAAAAACCGGTAAAAACTGTTAATAAAAAAGGAGGAGAAATAAATGAAGTATAGTGTTGATGTACATGAGATGGTATTTCCAAAGTATGCTAAGTTGCAGTTGAAGATAAACAAGGCAGGTAACATGACCTTGACAGCTACGCCATCGTTTACACCGGGAAAGATGCCGGAAGGTGTTAAGAAGGGAGGATTTGTCGAAAAAGGTGCAAGGATATTTAATTATGATAATCAAATTGTTGTTTCATTAACATTCGCGGACTGTCTTAACATAATAGATTTTGTTCATTCTAAGAATGTCGCTAAAACAGTAGATATATTCAGAACTAGTTCAAGGTATAATAAAAAGGTTAACCTAACATATTTTGCTGATGAAGATAATCCAGGAACACCTAAGTTTGCAATATTCTGGTTTAATTCTCTAGAAGATGATGTTGAGAAAGAAATAAAGTTTAAGCTACCACTATCGTTCGCTAATTTAGAAGAAATAGCTAAGGTCCTAGAATCTTATGTACAAAATTACGCTATGATAAAACTGTTCTGCCAAGCACAGTTACAGGAAGAATCTTAAAAAAAAAATAAAAAAATAAATTAATTATATAAAAACAAAATAATATTTTTGCGGAAGGAGTTATATCCATCCTTAAATGGATAAGCTCAAAGGGGAGATAAACTCCCCTTTTTATTTTGTCTATTTACAGGTGTTAATTAATATGTTATAATTAAATAGAGGTGATGAGTGTTGGATTTGAAGTTGGAGATAAATCGGTTGAATAATGACAGCGTACCAAATAATTTGATATTGTTAGGTAAGATATGTAAGATATATAATAAATTGTATACTAGAAAGTTTGTACCAAGTCTTAGATGTCTAGCTTTAGCATTTGATGGTTCAAGGATAGTTGAATATGGAGAGAATAAATTAAAGACTCATCCATTTTTAAAGAAAATGTATCATGATAAAAATCTTATGTCTATACATGCCGAAGCAGATCTAGTAATGAAGTTGCTTAAAAATGATGTTATAGATAAGATTACAGACATAGTAGTATTAAGAGGTACTTCAAAGTTACTATCATCGCATCCTTGTAGTATTTGTTATGGTCTATTACAGATGTATTTACCCAACGTAAGACTTTGGTGGTTTGATGCAGATATAAAGAAATGGAAGGTAAAATTGATTTAAAGATCCAACTATATCTGAGATTGAAGATGTAACAGATATGTATAATGTTAATAACAATAGCATAGGAATTATAGCTAAAATTATAGAAGAATCAGGTTGCAAATCTTATATTGACCATGAGAGTTTAGCAAATATATTGGGGGTGAAATTTAACAGAGGTACTGGTACTGTAAAAATAAAAAGAGGTGATATAGCATACGTTGTACATGTACCAAGGCGAGAGGCTTCCTGAAGGTGCAACAGAGTTACCAGATAGTACAGAGCTAAAATTGTATAAAGTTTTAATAAGCTTTAGAAAATTTTAAGAAAGGAGAATAAGAAAAAAAAGACCAGGTTTATCCTGGTCTTTTATATTATAATTATGTTGTCGGACTTGCTGGCGGACTTAATAATGTATCTAAATCTAGATATGTTGCTCCATTAGCTAATTCAGTTGCAATTCTATTAAATACGGTAGTAGCAGCTGCAGCATCTGCATAAGTAACACTTTTTATAATATCGCCGTTATAATTAGTTATAACGACAGTATCGTCGTTTTTCTGTATTAATACATTAGCCATTAGATGTATTACACCATCTAATTTTATACTTTTCATTTTTCATTACTCCTTTTAGATTATAGATTGTAAAAAAGGAGGGATTTAATCCCTCCTTTAATATTCCCTAACTAACAACTATATTGCTTAGGAAGCAGTTATGTTGAGTATTCCGTAGTAGTCTGGACGTAATACACCCATCCAATAACGGCTACGGGCTACAACAGAAGGCATACCTTCTGCATAGTAGATTGGATGTAGCTGTACTGGTACATAAGGAGCATAAACAGCGCCAGTGTCTTCAGGTTTGGTACCCTTGAAACCAAGAAGTATCTTGTCATCAGGGCAAAGTGGTGAAGTATATACGCTGTACATATTATTTAGAGTACCAACCTTTACAGTACCTACAGACATGTCTTCAGTGATTGGGTTACCAGTTCCTACGAACTGCTGCATGCTCTGGAGGTAAGTAGCTGTTACAGGGCTGCAGAGTAGGAACGTGGCACCTGATACGTGTGTTGATTGGTAAATCAAGTTGCTTAGTTTATTGATCTTTGGCATGATGGTTTCGTACCAGGCATTGATTCCACGGGTCCAACTTACTGGCATTGTTGAATCCCAGGTGTCGGATACACTGGCTTTTGTAAATAGTGTGTCTATTATTTCACCGTCAATCTCGGTGAGTATTGTGGTTGTTAGGTAATCAACCATCTTATCTTCGAAGTTCTCACCGAATTCGTTTTTATAGTCTTCCATAAGTTCGAAGCTGTAGGTAGCGCCGAGCTTACGTGTTTTGGCTTCGACTGCTACTTTAGTGATGTCGAACTTAAGAGTGCTGTAAGTCTTATCAGTACCAAATGGAATATTCTTCTGTATGTCTTCTTTGTAGCTGAACCTTAAGCCGAGAGTTAGAGGATTGCCATCAGCGTCGGCTATATAAACGACATAGTCAAGAGTCTTAGGATCGACAGTACCAAGTACTTTGTAAGAATCACTAAGAGCATGTAGATTACCATTTCTGTCAACTTCAGCTATCTTGGTGAAGGTGGAGCTACCAGCTACAGTAGCAGCATCGCCTATTTCGACGAATAGAGTACCTTCAGCCGGAGTCTTAGTAAGAGTACCACTAAAGTTAACTGCAGTGTTTGCAGCACCATCAGCTAATATATTGTCAGCAACTGCAGTCTGAGCAGTTGAATAATTGGTGTCACCATTACCAAATGGATAGATGTTGGAAGTGGATCCATTTGGTCTCTCTACGTAAGCATCAAGGAAACGAATCCAACCAGTAGCACTCTTAAGAGGCTGTACGGATATGATCTTGTTTGCTATAAGTTTTGGGAAAAGACGTCTTACCAAAGGAATAACTATCTTTGGTAGATAGGTCATGT